CGAGCCGTCAAGGAAGCAATCAATATCATCATACGTGGTGTCAGAGACGCCCGCGATGCCGACATCAAAGGTCAGGGCCGGAGTCCCTGAATCCAGATCATCCGCATCGGCATAGAGGTCCACATACCGCGTGTTGGCAGGCATACGCAGCACCGCCGTGACCTTGCCCACAGCGAGCGCGCCAGTCACGAAGGTCTTGGCGACGTGCACCAGTTGGATAGCCTCACCACCAAGCGCTGAGGGAACCTCGCTCTTGTTGATCAGGTTATAGTCGAGTGTTGGAAAAGCCATTTTCCGTTCCTTTCCTTAGCTGTCTGCCACACCGGCGAAGAAACCGGTCAGGACGCCATGATCGACAGGATTGTCAGTGTCGTCGTCACCCGTGCCGAACCGCATCTTGTGGATGCCGTCGATGGCCTCGATAGCTACGCCGTACTTGTCGCCATAATCGAAGGTCTTGGTCTTCGTTTTGTAGCGTTTGCCCACGCCGTAAGCGAGGGATTGCGCGCCACACAGATAGACCGGCTCACAGTCGATTGTGCCGTTATTCACCACGGCAATATCGTCCACTTCATGGATGATCATGCCATCCCAGACCAGATCGCCACCCTGGAACAGACGGTTGTTTTCCATTTCAATGGAAACCTCACGCTGTGCCTGCTGGATGGTGGAGTTTTCCTTCAGGTCGCGGAAGGCGCGAGGGCCTGCATAGACCTTGAAGTAACGGCGGTTCTGCTTGGCAATGCGGATAGGCCGGATCTTCGGCTTGCCCGCATCGGCTCCCGTGCGGGTTTCCAATGCCATGCGCTTCATCAGGGACAGAGCGCCCGGAGTCAGCTTGTCTGCCGAGTTATCGATCTGGGCAAGGGCTGCCGAGAAGTCATTGGCAGAGTTGTTGCCCTTGAGAGCACCAAACAGGACGCGATCACTGTTGTTGGCGAGCCACGCATCACGCGCAGTATCGTCAGCAGAGGTGAACGCCACGCCGTCAATCGACCCCAGAGCCGTGATGATACGGTCCCGAACGTCTTCCTGTGCCCATGTCATCAAGGATGAGCGGGCCGCGTCACGCAGATTGATGGACGAGCGATACTCGGTCATCTCTGCGAGGCGCACAGCAGTACGGCGCTTGTTGATGTTGAAGTTGAACGAACGGGACGCAAGGTCTTGCTCGTTGCCTTCGAGGATATTGGTGCCAGTTACGGCATCCCCGGTCAGGCGGTTGACAAGGGCAATCGACATATTGTCGCCCTTACCTTTGGTGAAATCCTCGTGCATCTGGATGATCGAGTTTTCATTGGTACCCATGACAGACTTGAAGGGGCTGTCCTGGATGTATTCGACGAAGAAGTCGTCGTCCCACTTCTGTGGGGTAAGGCCAGTGGCCTGACGTGTGTCAGCCATTGTTATGCTCCAAAATTATGAGGTCAGTGCCTCACGAATTGCTGAGCAGGTCTCCCAAAGGCGTTGGCCCCGTGAAAGATGGACCAGAGCGGCCTGTCCTTGCACTTGGCGTCCCGGAGAAGTTCCCCGGCATCTTGCCTTGTTGTTGGGATTGCACCTGCGGCGAAGCAGGCTCGTCCGTCTGGACTTGCCCGCGTTCGGCAAGTTTCGCCTCAATGAGCTTTTCAAGATCGCCACCGTACTTGTCGAGTTCGACAAAGCTTTGCGCCTTGCGGAACTCTATTACGGCATCCCGGAAGGGATCATCTGAATTGTACATCCGCATATTCAGGGCCGGATCCGCCGCGCAGGCATCAAAGGCCCAAGCCTCCGCCCGACTGACTTCCTCGTCACCAAAGTCTGCGATTGCAAACCGCTTTGACACCGCCTTGCGCGTCTCCAGCGCCTGCTGGGCCTGTGTGGCCTGCATTTGCGTCAGATATTCCTCAAGCGATGGCTGTTGCGGAGCGTGCTGCTGTTGCTGGATTTGCTCCAACTGTCGCTGCAACTCCTGAGCCTGCCGTTCGGCGGCAGCTGCCTTCTCTTCCTTGGCTTTCAGCTTGGCGTGCATCCAGGGCGGCAAGCCGTCCTTTTTGCCTTCACCCTCCGGCTCTGACTTGTCCTTTGGCTCAGCCTTGGCTTGCGCTTCGGGCTGTTCCTCTGGCTCATCATTGTCCGGGCTGTCTTCCAGTTCATCGACCGGGGCTTCTGCCTCGATCTCGGCTGGCTGCTCGTTGTCCGGGGACTCTTCCGGTTCATCAACATCCGTGAGGATGCTGTCCAGTGATTTCCTGCTCATTGATTCGACCCTTGTCCGTTGTCGTTCACGTATTCGCCCGCATTATGCAGCGGCGTCCTGCGTCATCGCCCGTTTGCGCCCGGCGTCAGCGTCTCAGTCGCTCCCGGAGCTACCGGTTTGCGCCTGTATCCTGTTGGGGAACCTGCGGAGGCTCGGTCGCCTCACGCATCGTCTTGAATGTCTGTGCGCGCTGAAGTTCGGCCCGCGTATCCTTCACATTGGCATCAGCGGCGAGGTTGCGCGCTTCAAGCTGGGCAATCACATCCGCGATCTGCTGCTGCATTGGCGTCATCTGCGCCTCTTGCGGCTGGCCCTGACCGGCTTCGGCCATCACCTTCATCGCCTGAGCTTGGTCCTTGGCTGCGCTCGCCTCTTTCTTGCCAATCTCGGCATTCGCATCCCGCATCTGCATCTGTTCGATCATCTGCTGTTTCTGCACCTGCGCCGGATCAGGCTGCTGGTTGCCGCCCTTGAGCACTTCAAGCAGCTTGCGCTTGCGGCTCGGCGGGTATGGGCTCGCCTCAACCACGAACTCCTGCAAGTGAGGCGGCATCTGCATCAGCATGGGCAGGATCTGCGTCAGGTCCGCCCAGACTTCCTGCTCAATCGTCGCTACGTCCGGGCTTTCTTCGATGATCAGGTCAATATCGGTCTGGGCCACTTCGTTACGCATCCCGACTTGCATCCCGCTCGCCGGATCTATCATCGGCTCATTGAGCCCTATGAACTTCGGCGCATCATCCCGGTCCGTCACACGGATGAACATCGGCGCCTGCCAGAATTGCTTGCAGCGGCCCCAGACCTTCTCGAACACTTCCCGGTCCATCGACCGCAAATGATCCAGCAATGGCCCCAGCTCGACCAGGCCGCCCTTCTGCTTGGCCTGAATGGCCCGGCCTGACTGCGAATTGTTGCTCTCATTGCCCTGCAGCGAGGCATTCGGCCCCATCTTCTCAAGCTCTGCCGTGGCGTGCTGCAACAAGGTCATCTGACCGGCAGACAGGTCGTTATTCTGCTCTATGCGGAACTCAAGGCCGGGATTGATCTCGATATAGGCGTCAGGCTGGGCCGCTTTCCGGCGCGTCTCTTCCGGATCGTCCGTCGCGCCCCGCTCCGCAATGATCTGGTTTGTCGTCAGCAGGTGCAGCGACTTCGACCGGCGCTTGTTTACCTCGTCCTGCGGGTCGATCATGTCCCGCACCACGCCGTGGCGGTTGTTGTCCCGGTCCACATAGGCCGAGCGCCAGATATACGGGTCCTCGCTTTCGCCTTCCGTGTTTATCCACGGGCTTTCGCCAGCTGCGAGAATGCCAGCCTCGGTGAACTCCGCCCAATAGCATTGATCGCCCTCTTTCCAGTAGCACTGGACAATGCGAACGCGCTTGCGGTTGCTGTCACACCATGCACTCAGCTTTGGCTTGTCGTCGTAAGTGTCCGTTCGGCTGCCCGTGTTCAGGGTCGCAGCCAGAATCTCTTTGCGATCCTCGTATTTGTCTTCCGCATCATCTGCATCCATCCACAGGACAAGGCCGCGATGACGGCAATCGGAGAAATCAGGCTCACAGGAATGCGCATCCCACCACATCCGGTCCCAAGGCGTGCGCTTCACGATGATGTCCGGGTTGTTCTCCAGGTATCCCAGCTTCTGCACAGGCCCCGGAGGCGGGCGGCGGGACTGTTTGATCATCACCTCGATGCCGCCAACGCCAGCCACCAGAATATCCTTCCAGGCGCGGGCGCGGTGATAGCTGTATTCATTGCTGTCTGCGACATAGCGCAGGGCATCGGTTGCAACCTCGGCGCTGTCTGCATCCTGCGGCGTGCGCGGATAGGCTTTCGGGTCGTTCCGGTTCTGCGCTTCCATGCCCAGCAGGAAGTCGATCTTGCGGCGGATCAGGTTGACCGTGATTGGCGGCTGGCCGCGAGCTACGAGCTTGTCATACTCATCCTGCGTCAGCTGCTTGTTGTCGTAATAGTCAACATCGCGCTCCATCTTGTTGAACGCGTCACGGCTGGACTCTTCGCTCGCCTCAAACCAACGCTTCAGCTTGGCGTGCAGGTCTTCGGAGTACAGGCGGTCCTCGTCTGCCGAGTACTGTTCCTCCCGCTCCATCACGCCACTTTCCAATCGGAACTCCCATCATTGCTTGCGCTGTCGTAATCCCATGCGTCACGCTTCGTTTTCGGCTTCTTCGGCAGAACAATCGCCGGGTGCGCCTCGTCAATCACCATGCCCATGAGCGAGCACACATCCACCTTGTCGTCATGCTTGCCTGCCGGGAACGACAGGAGTTGCGTCAGCACGTCATCGCCCTGCTCGCCTCGCTTCAGGCTTACAGTGCCCATTGCAGAACGCGCCTGAAATGCACGGGCGCGCGTCGCCTTGTCACGAACACTGGCAATCCATTCCATACGGCAATGTACCTTTCGTTCGATCATCCGGCGCTTGAGCATCGGACGGACTGACTTCTCGATCACGCCGCCCTCGCCAAACACGCAAAGCGGCTTCCATTTCGTCACCAGGTCCAGCAAGGCATCGATCCACACATCAGCGCTCGTCTGGCCGCTCCACCAATCCAGCTGGAACAGATCCTCGCCGTTGAATCCCCACACGCCGTGCTCGGTCCAGTCTCCACCATCCTCTGTCACCGCGTAATCGCTCGTGATGTAGATGTGCACTTTCGGCGCTTCATCGTGGCGGCGCGTGTACCAGTCCCGCTTGAAGAACGAACCTTCAGCCGGCGTCGGGTTCTGCTGGTAAAGGCTCTCCCAATCCCTGACGCCCGTCATGCTGATGGCGTTGCGAATGCGTTCCAGCGCTGGCAGCGGATAACGCTCAGGCCACAGCGCATCACCATTGTCATTGATCGCGGGCAAGATCAGCTTGTCCCACTTGTCGCCGCCGTGCGTTTCAGCCTCCAGCAAGCGACCGGCCAGATCATCCTCGTGCCAGCGTGTCTGGATCAGGATGACCGCGCCGCCAGGCATCAGGCGCGTGTAAGCCGTCGAAGTGTACCAGTTCCACACCTTGTCCCGGATTGTTTCACTCTCTGCTTCTTCCCGATCCTTCATCGGGTCGTCGATCAGCAGAATGTCAGCACCTCGGCCTGTAACCGCCGTGCCAACACCCGCAGCAACATAGGTGCCGCCCTTGTTCGTGTTCCAGCGGTTGGCTGCCTGCGAGTCCGGCGCAAGCTCAACTTCCGCAAACACGTTCGAGAACTTGCGCTCCCGTATGATGTTCCTGACATTGCGGCCAAAGTCGCTGGCCAGTTCGGAGTTGTAGGACGCAGCAATGATTTGCCGCTTCGGATTCTTGCCCAGAGCCCACGCCGGGAAGCGCTTTGATGCCAGTTCTGACTTACCGTGCCTTGGCGGCATGAAGATCATCAGGCGGTCAATCTTGCCACGCTCCACAGCCTCCAGCTTTTCGGCAATCAATCGGTGATGAACGGCCGACTGGTATTGCGGGAAAGTGTACTCAGTGAACTTGATCAGGCTTGCTCTTGCCATTCGCCGGTCCAGCAGCTCTTGGGCTGCCTGTGCGGGCGATAGCGAGAAGCTCTGATTCATCGAACTCGTCAGCTGCATTCTTGTGCGTCACCGTGGAATCCACCTGCGACAAGCGAGGATGGACGTAAGGCGCTGCGGCCTTGGCCGCTTCGAAGCGCATGGATGGCTCTGTGTCTGGATCGCGCATGATGCCGAGCATCACCTCAAGCGGCGTGTCAGCGCTCTCAACGGCGCGTGTGAGGACTTCCTTGTGAAGCTCCTCCTTCATGATTGTGGTCTTGTTCTTGACGCCTTTTGGACGACCAGAGCCGGGCCGAGGGCCGCCGCGCTTTGATTTTTTGGTTTGTTCAGTCACGAAACCAAACCTGGGTCCTGCTGCTCCA